GAAATTGTTTATTTTCATGCCGGCGCCAATCAAACGGCTACAAATCAAGATGTAATTTGGCAAGGCAATCCATATAAAGCACTGCCAATAGAAGTTGAAGGTTTTGAGTTTAACGGCAACGGACAACTACCAAGACCGAAGGTGCGGGTGTCTAACTTGCTTGGCAGCGTTTCTGCGTTGCTGCTGGGTGTTAATGAGATTACACCCGGCAATGACTTGACTGGCGCCAAGTTTATCCGCATTCGCACGCTAAGCCGTTTTCTTGATCCAAATAATTTTGAAGGTGGTGTAAATCCATATGGCACACCAGCAAATGATGAAATGCCACGTGAGGTGTATTATATCGACCGCAAAGCACTTGAGAATCGCGAGATTGTTGAGTTTGAATTGGCGGCCGTATTTGACCTAGCTGGTGTGCGTGCGCCAAAACGACAGGTAATTGCAAATATCTGTCAATGGAAATATAGAAGCCCGCAATGCGGCTACAGTGGCGCAAATTATTTTGACGAATATGACAATCCACTTGGTGCAACGCCGGCAACTAATTTCGGAGCCACGGCCTTTGGCAATCAACTGACTGCCGGTGAAATCCTGAACGAAGGTGATGCCATCGTTTCGGCTAATGGTTGGTACCGTGGCTTGATGCAATCGGATGGCAATTTTGTCGTCTACAACAAAGCAGGCACTGCTGTTTGGGCGACGAACACCGTGCGTGGTGATGGCTATTACAGATTGCGGATGCAGAATGATGGCAATGTGGTGATCTACAACGGTGATTTTGCTGTTAGTAATGCCATTTGGGCGACTGGTACTGATAGCCGTGCAGTGCCAACTGGTGTGTCTTTTGTAGGTTGGTATCCAACTGATGTATCTATTGGACGCAGCGGTGCGTTTGGCTATCAGATTGTGGGGTCATCGCCGTCTGCTGTAGGACAGCAGCAAACACGAACGACTACGTTCACTGTTGGCAGCAGAGCAATCACATTGCAGATTGTGTTTGATTCGTTCGTAATTCCGGTCACAGTGCCTCCCCATTATTCAGGTCAGTCCTACGGCTGGGGCGCTAGCACCTTTACAATTACGTCTTCAACAGGCACGTGGTATCTCGACGAAGTGTTTAATGCCACAGTAACAACTACTGTTGGCAATCCATTTAGGGATAATCATCCAGAACTTGGCACATTAACTACGGTTGGTCCGCAACTCAAAGTCACTGGTGTAACTGGTAATACCACAAATCGTTTCACACTTGATGGCGGTGGCGGCCTTACGGTATATACATATACAAATACTGTGCTTTGGTCATCAGGCTATAACAACAATAGCGAGCCACTGGTGCAAACAGGCACCATTGATCCATTGCGTGATGTATGCGGAAAGCGAATCAGTAGCTGCAAGAAGCGTTTTGGTGATTACAACAACCTACCGTTTGGGTCATTCCCCGCTGCTGGTACGTTCTACGGATGACTCATTGGAAGCACAACGCACTGGAGCACGCACTGGCTGAAGCGCCACGGGAGGCTTGCGGATTGGTGGTGGTCATCAAAGGTCGCGAGCGTTACTGGCCGTGCAAAAACCTTGCGGCTGAACAGGATTTCTTTGTGCTGAATCCCGAGGACTATGCCGAGGCTGAAGAGGCTGGTGAGGTGCTGGCTGTGTTCCATAGCCATCCCAAGTCACCTGCGCAGCCAAGTCAGGCAGATCTGATGGCGTGCGAGAGGTCTGGACTGAAGTGGCACATCTGCAACCCAGGCACCGAGATGTGGTGTGAGTTTGAGCCGAAAGGTTATCAAGCACCGCTAATCGGCAGGCAATGGGTGTGGGGCGTCTCAGATTGTTGGACGCTAGTGCGTGACTGGTACAAAGAAACGCTTGACTTGGATTTACCCGATTGGCAAAGACCGGCAACAATGCTGGAGTTTCACCAGGCGCCCATGTTTGAGACGTGCTTTGAAGAGGCTGGTTTTATCGATATGGGGTTGCAAACACCTCAATACGGCGACGCAGTTTTGATGTCACTCGATGGCTCGCCTGGTCTGAATCATGTTGGCGTGTATATCGGTGAACAATTGTTACTGCATCATTTGCGAGGTCGGCTCAGTAGCCGCGACCTATGGGGTGGCTACTATCAGAAGAGCACCGGCCTTATCGTTAGACACAGGAGCAGATGCTGAAATGTTCCGAGTTATTAAGGTCTACGGGAAACTAGCAAAACACCTCGGACAGAGGAGCTTCAAGGCAGTGGTGAAAACGCCTGCTGAGGCGATTCGTTTTTTGTTGGCTAACTTTCCAGACCTTCGTGGTGTCATGAGCGAGGGTGATTACAAGGTCACCGTAGGACGTAGCGCACTGCAAATCGGCGAGCATCCTGAGCAATTGCATCTACCTAGTGCATCATTTGAAGCTATCAGAATTGTGCCTGTGGTGACAGGTGCTGGCAGTGGAGCAGGGCAAATTTTGGCTGGTGTTGGCCTGATTGCCGCTGCGATTTTGCTCGGTCCGGCGGCTGGTGGTTTTATTGGATTAGGAGCCAATGTGCTTGGTGGCACGTTCACGCTTGGGGCATCTGCTGCTGTAGCTATTGGCGCAGTCGGCACCGCGTTAGTATTGGGCGGCGTATCGCAACTGCTGACACCTACTGCCACGATTAGTCAAGGCGTTGATTCTGCTAATGATCCGAAGCGGAGCTACAGCTTCAGCGGCATTCAAAACGTAAGCCGTCAAGGCGTTCCGGTGCCAATAATTTATGGCGAGGTATTCACCGGCAGTATTGTTATATCGGCTGGAATCAATACTGAAGAGGTTGCAGCCTAATGAAAAATGCACGTATTGCAGGTGCTGGCGGTGGCGGCGGCGGTGCTGGTAAAGGCGGCGGCGGCGGCGGGGGTGGTTCTGCAAATGTCACAAAAGACAACCTCGACTCTCGGCAGGTTGCACGGATAATTGATCTGCTTGGCGAAGGCGAGATCGCTGGCTTCCCATCGGCTCGTAATTACGCTCAAGGTACAACAGCATATAACAACGCATTGCTAAAAGATGTTTATCTAAATAACACTCCAATCCTTCGACAAGGAGCTGATGACAATAATCCACAAAATGCCGATTTTAATTTTGATAGGACTGGCGCCGTTTTTGAATTTCGTACTGGCACTCAATATCAAGACTACACAGCAAACGTTGGCGATGCTAATCAACGCACCTTACAAGTATCAACTAAGGTTACTAATGCATCACCTGTAACACGATCTATCACTGATACAGATGTTAATTCGGTCCGCCTGACAATTGGCACACCAGCCCTGCAAATATTCAAAAGTAATGGTGATGTCGAAGGCGCAAAAATACAATACGAAATCAAGGTCTCATATTCAGGCGGTCCCTATACGACTGTGCTAGCTAGTGAAATAGTTGGCCGTACTGCTGATCTTTATCAACGTGTGCACAGAATAGATTTGACTGCATCTCCACCTGTTGATATTCGTGTTGTTCGCATCTCACCTGATGCGCCTGCTTCTGGAAGCAACACAGAGAACAGTGACTTTTTCTGGTATGACTACACCGAAAAAATAAACGCCAAAACAATCTATCCAAATAGCGCATTGTTTGCGGTAAAAATTAGCGCTGAACAGTTCAGCAGTATTCCAAGTCGGGCTTATCGCATCCGTGGTCTCAAGGTAAGCATCCCAAATAATGCAACTGTTAACTCAACGAATGGTCGGCTTATTTATGCCGGTGTATGGAACGGTACATTTGCAGCAGCTCAGTGGACTACAGACCCTGCTTGGATTTTGTGGGATTTACTGACAAGTACTAGGTATGGCTTTGGGGATCATATTGATGTCGCGCAACTTGACAGATACAGCTTTTTAGCTGCTAGTCAATATTGCGCCGAAGTTGTCTCAAATGGAAAAGGTGGCCAAGAGCCGCGTTTCGCCTGCAATGTAGTGTTGCAAACCCAAGAGCAAGCGTTCAAGCTCATCAATGATTTGTGCTCAGTATTTCGCGCTATGCCGTTCTGGTCGGCTGGCACACTTGAAATTGCACAGGATCGCCCACTTGACTTTTCTTATATATTCAACCAAACAAATGTAACCGAAGAAGGTTTCACCTACAGCGGCAGCGGTCTAAAAACTCGCCACACCGTTGTGGTAGTGCAGTACTTTGACATGGATCTGCGCGATCTTGCCTATGAGGTTGTAGAAGACAAAACCGGCATTGATAAGTTTGGAGTCGTCAAAACTGAAATCAGTGCTTTCGCCTGCACCAGTCAGAGTCAAGCACGCCGAGTTGGCGAATGGTTGCTTTACACCGAACAGAATGAAACTGAGGTGGTCAGTTTTGCCACTGATATTGCCGCCGGTATCAGCGTGCGACCTGGCGATCTTGTAAAAATTGCTGATCCGGTGCGTGCTGGTGTTTCACGTTCTGGACGTTGCACTACTGGCTCAACAACTACAAGCGTCAAGTTGGATCGAAGTGATGTGGTGTTGTTTCCAAGCGGTCCGCCACCGAATTTTACTTTCAACGTTTTGCTACCTAATGGTACGTTGGCAGTTGTGCCAGGCTCAACGCTTGGTGGTAATACTGTCAGTCTGGGAACCACATTAGCCGTAGCACCTGTTGTTGGTTCGCCTTGGACAATCGGCACTAGCGAAGTGGCGATGTCAACATGGCGAGTGTTGAGCATTAGTGAGGATCAAGATAATTACAAGATCACTGCTGTTGCATACAATTCTGGTAAATATAATTACGTTGAACGTGACATACCTTTAAGTACACGAGATGTTTCTGATCTAAATCAACCGCCAAACGCACCAACCAACCTCGATGTCAACGAGGTTCTTTATGAAAGCAACGGGCAAGTTTTGTCAAAACTGATTGTTAGCTGGCGAGCTGCTGATCGTGCCCTTAACTATGAATTAAGGTATCGTTACAACAACGGCAACTGGGTAACACGAACTACACGTGCTATTGACGCAGAAATACAGAATAGCGATGTAGGCACATATGAAATTGACGTGGTAGCAATAGGGGCTATTAATGGCAAACGATCTACGCCTGCTTTAATTACATTTGTTGCTTTAGGCAAAACAGCCCCGCCAACAAGTATTCCAGATCTGAATATTGCACCAATCGATCAGCACAGTGCTGAACTGTATTGGCCGCAATCAGTTGACATTGACGTGCGTATTGGTGGCAAGATCCGCATCCGTCATTCGCCTTTAATCGATGGCACTGCATCGTGGGGATTAAGCAATGACATAACGCCAGCCGTTGCTGGAAGCAGCACCAGAAAGATTGTGCCACTTTTAGAAGGCACATATTTAATACGTGCTACAGACTCGCTTGGCAATGAATCTGCTGATGTAGCCAGCGTCATCGTGGATCTGCCTGCACCGCAAGACCTGTTGCTGGTTCAAGAGTATCGCGAAGAAGACAACACTCCGCCATTTAATGGCACAGCAACTGATATGTATTATGACGCGACTGAAAATGGTTTGGCGCTTGCATCAATAACTTTAGTCGATGATATGGCAACCGATGGAAACTGGGATGGGCTGGGTCTAATTGATAACATTGGTGGTGCTATAAGTGAGGGCAGCTATGTATTCAGCGAAACCCTAGATCTTGGTGCCATCTACGATCTTGGAATGCAAAGAATACTGAAAACACGCGCCTTTGAGCCAGGTAACACGTGGGATGAACGTTTGGAGTTGATTGATCTTTGGGATGATATTGATGGCGACGATCTTGGTGCAGCAAATTGTGAGATGTATGTACGTGTGACAAATGACGCGCCAAGTGGCACCCCTACATGGAAGCCTTGGCAGCCATTCGTGAATAACACTCACCGTGGGCGTGGTTTTCAGTTCAAGGTTGAAGCTACCAGCGCAAACTCAGCACAAAACTTAGTGATTGAAGAGCTTGGTGTTGAGACTCATTTTGAACGGCGCACTGAGTTGCAGCGAAACTTAAGTAGCGGCGCGAGTGCTTTTGCTGTTACGTTCCCCACAAATTTCTATGGCACGCCTAGCGTTGGCATTACAGCGCAAGACATGGCAGCTGGTGACTTCTTCACACTTAGTAGCATTAGCCGCACTGGTTTCACGGTGACCTTCCGTAATAGTGCAGGTACGATAGTGAACAGGACCTTTGACTACCAAGCTGTCGGCCACGGTCGGGAGATCACCTAATGCCACAAGCAACTGACTACAACATCGCCAATCAGAGCGGTGCAAATTTTCGAGCAGAGCTGAACACCATCCT